GGTTATGACGATTTCATAATTAGTAAAGGGAATGAAGATAAAAAAAGAAATTATTTAAAAAGACATTCAAAAGAAGACTGGGGTGATTTAGAAATGGCAGGGACGTGGGCAAGATTTCTGCTTTGGAATAAGAAGACCTTAAAGGCATCAATTAAAGATATGGAGGATAGATTTGATGTTAAGATTCATACTGTCTAAGTTTTAATAATTTTCTATATTTATTCCATATTGTATTATTTTTATCAGCTATTGTTTCTGGTTTATTTAAATTACATTTGTAACATCTAATATATTTAGATGAAAATTTACCACAATCAATGCAGTATTTATTATATTTCTTTTTTTCTTCTTCTTCTTCTTTTGCTTTTTTTTCTTCTTCTTCTTTTGCTTTTTTTTCTTCTGCTTCTTTCTTTATACATTTTTTACAATATATAAAATCTTTTTTTTTACTTCTTTTAATTTTTTTTATTTCATTACATTTCTTACATTTAATTTTTATTTTTTCACAATTATGACATCTATTATTACTTTTCGCATTAAATTTATATCTTACATCGCATTTTTTACATATTTGCATCGTTTTTATCATGTAAGTCTCAATACAATCTGATCCTAATATCATTGTATCATTTGTATCTGGATTAATTATTTCAAATTTTTTATTTATTTTATGTCCACACATACAATGATTTATATTGCAATCTAATTGTCGCGATTCTATAAATAAATCTTGAACATCTTCAAATATATAATTAGTATCATTTGTCTCATTATAAATTTTAAGATTTGATGTAAATCTTTTAATATAACTTTTATCATTAATCATTATAATATAGTATTATAATATTATTTAATTCTTATATAATTAAATAATATTTATATAATTAAGAAAAAATATTAATTATTTAAATTTAATTTTTTTTCTTTTAATTTTTCTTGATATCGTTTATTATATTCTCTTTTCTTTGCTTTTTGTTCATCTGTCAATTTAGATTCTCTTTTTGGTTTATCTGCAGTTTTCTTTTGATAATATTGTTTTGAATATTCTTTTAATTTTCTTTTATATTCTTCATTATCTTTATTTGCTTCATACCATTTTTTATAAGATTCTTTAATAGCTTCTTTATGTTGATCTCTGTATAATTTGCAATATTGATTATATGCTTCTTTAAGATTATCCATTATATTATAATATTAGATATTATTTAATTCTTATATAAATTAAATAATTTTATAAAAAATAGATTTTTATATTAAATAATTCTTTTGACAAGTTTTTTTTTTGGTTCTGGTTCTGGTTCTGGTTCTGGTTCTGGTTGTTCTATTTTTGTTTTAATACCTTTAAAATATCTATAACCCATTGACATATAACTATCTACGCCGTTTGATTTTAATGCTTTAATAAATAATGGTATTGATATCTTAGTATCTGAATGTTCATCATAATGGTCTTTTAATGTTGTTGATTTAATTTTATCTTTTTTATCCCCCGTAATTTCAATAAATGCATCTAAATAAACTTTGACGGGGTTATTTTCAACGAAATATTCAGATGTATCTTCTTTAACCTTTTGTGGCATTTCAATTGTTTTTAATATTACAGATTTAATTCTATCTAATAATATCAATAAATATTCTCTCGCATATTTTATATTACTTTCAAATTTAGATTTAATTGTCATATCTTTTTTTCTTTCATCTGGTTTAGTTGGATTATCAACAAATTGAAACGGATGGTCAATAACTTTTAATCTTCTCATTAAACCCCCGTCAATCTTTTTAATATTCGGTTTATCATTGCATTGAATAAATGGCGTAAAAAATGGCGTAAATGATATATTAGATTTAAATAATGCTCTTGTTGTTATTACATCCCCGCCAGTAATTAATTTTAAGAATGCGACATTTAAAGATGCTTCTTTGCCCATGTCGTTCGTTTCTGATGGTTCAGATATTAAAAGCGATCTAACACCTTTTGTTTCTGAAAGTGTACTATTTGCGGATCCCTGTTTAAATTCACTTGTTAAAAATGTATTTTCAGTTGTTTTAATATAATCTCCCAATGCTTTCATTTCTAGTTTTGTTAATATACCTTTACCATTCCCACCTCTTCCGGTTTGAATAACACACATTTCATCAGTATTACCAAATAAAGATTTGGATTTTAAATCTAAATAATAATTCGTCATTGCTTCATCTTCATAAATTGAATGTAATATATTTAAAATATCTTTTCTAATTTCTGGATCTGATTTATCATAATTATATTTTGTTGTTTTACATATATAATCATCCTTTTTAATATCTCTTATTTCAAATGTTTTAGTGTCATATACTTTATCAGAAAAAGCGATTAAATTTGAATTATTATCTAATTTATCATCTATGTCTAATGATGTGTATAATTCTTTCAAATATTTTAATATTCCGTTAACATAACCGCTATTATTAACGTCTTTTAAAAGTTTAGTAATATGTTTTGTATGTTTTGTATATGATGGAGAATTTGGCATTAAAGCATTTCTTAAAGGAATAATATATTTTTGTAATGTTTCTGAAATATCATTAATTATTCCGCTTGGATAATCATTATCGTAAGCCTCTAATATATTATATTTATTATATGAATACCAACCAGTTTTAATAGAATAAATATATTTATTCTGTTTTAATTTATAATAAATATCTGCACAGTGTTTGTGTGACATTGTTTCTAAATCAGAATAAAATACATCATAATCTTCAAGAGGATTTTTAGGTTGTTCTTTAATATTAATATCTTTTACTTCTAAAAAGTCATCATCCATTGATTTTGAAACATATTTAAGTTCATAACCAAATTCATTCTTTATTATTTTTTCAAATTCTTTTAGAATACCATCATTATAATTCGCTATTTCTATCATAATACCATCATAACATAATACTGCACTTTTTTTGATTATATAACCTTTTTTAATACAATATTTATAAATTGTTTCTAAAATTCTATTTTCAATTTCTTGACACCAAATAGCAATAACAGATGCTCTTTCATTGTATTCATATTTATTTTGTTTATGCTTGCTTTTCATTATTTCTGCTAAGATATCTTCATTATTATCTTCAATCTCTTTTCCATATCTGTTTCTATCTTCAATAAAATCTAATATGAATTGTGTAGGTTCTGTTTTTAAATCTAATTTAACAGATTTTAACCAAGTTTCAAATGATCCAAAATATAATAAGATAATAAATAATAATTTTGCACTATCTTTATTTACATTATATTTATCCATTATTTCTTTTAATTTTGCATCTCTATTTTTAACATATTCTTCTAATTTAGAACATTCAATATTATGATATTTACATGTTTGATATATAATTTCTGGATGGGCATTTGATGCATCAATATCTTTATATAAATGTCGAGCGATTGATTTTCTAACTTGACGTCTAATTGTGCATAAAGATAGTGATTTAACTGGATAAACTCTACCAAAACTATATCCAGTAGCCCTTTTATATTTAACTGGTACTAATCCATATTTAACTTCATTGTCTTTACATTCATTAATGATATCTTTTGATAACTCTAAATAATTATTTATTTGTTCTCTTTCTGTTTTAAATACCTTTTCAATATGTTTATGGGGTTTTTCTAATAACAAATCACTATTACAAAGTTTAACTGCTTCAGTTTTATTGAAAACCTCATATAATTTGATACCGTCTAAAGATGATTTTACTGCTTTTAAAGTAATTGGAAACATTTATATAATATATAAATAGATTATTAATTTATTCTTAAATATATTAAATAATTTTAATTAAAAAAGCCTTTTTATAGGTTTTTTAAATAGGTGGACTACTAAATATACACCTACTACTATTAAAAAGGATATATGTATAATAAATTAATATAATTAGTCGTAGTAGTAATATAAAATTATAAACTCTATTCTATATGCAATATTAATTTATAAAATAGAATATAAAAATAGCTCTACTTCCCCTACTAAATCTACTAATTTAATTTATTTTTTATTTATAATTATTATATATATATCCTTTTTTAGAATTATTAAAATTGAATTTTTTTAGTAGATCTTTAAAATAGTAGAGGTTATTTTTCTTATTTTTATTAAATATATTTAAAATAACGGAATTTTAATCTTAAAAATTCCTAAAAATAATCAAAATATTTATGATTTTATTGATTTTAAAGTAGTTTTTTTAATGTTTTTTTCATAAAATTCACTATTTTTATGAAAATTTAATGATTTTTTTAATCATTTTTAAAATATTTGAAGATTTTTAATAAAATTATAAAATAAGAAATTTATTAAAATAGCCATTTTACACTTCACATTCTCTGAGAACTTCTCGTTTTAGTACTTGAGGCGTCGGTTGTGGTGTTGGGTTTGGTGGGATATATTGATTGACGCTTGGTGGTGGTGTCCTAGACTCGCAAATCAAACAACTACAACATGATGACTTCTTAATCGTCTTTGAGAATACAGTTAATAAAGTTCCTACGCTTGCAATAATACTAATAATGGCAATTGTTTCCATATATTAATAATAAATATAAAATATATTATTATATTATATATATATGAGTTTAATTGGATCAGTTGGTCTTACAAATAATTTAAACGGTTTATACCTAGGTTCTGTAAATGTCGATAATATAGATGAATTTGCAATTACATCAAATGCATTATATGTAAATGACAATATTAATACAATTCAATCAGCAATAAATCAAGTTAGTCAAGCAGATGTAATAAATATTAGTTCTGGTTCATTTGGTGAATCGCAAATACTGATAACAGATAAATTAAATATTGCATTAACAGGGCCAAATACAGCATCAACAATATGCGAGATATTAAATGGCTTTGTAATTGATGGAACAAGTGAATTGATCAGATTATCAAATTTACAGATAAAAGGAGCAACTACACAAATTAAAGGGGTCGGACGTCATAGATTAAATAATATGCTATTTACAGGTGATATTTCACAAACAAATACTGTTGAAATTGGAAAAAATTGTACAAATTTTATAACTATAAATAACACTGAATTTAATAATTATTGTACAATATCAGTCCCTAGTTCTTTTGCATCAGTCCTATATTTCATAAATTGTAATTTTGGCGGCGCAACAATTATATTATCCAATTCATCACCTTCACAAGTTGTATTTTCTAATTGCATAGGATTTCAATCATTCCCCCTGCCAACAAAGGCAACATTTGTTGGTCTTAATGTCCTAACAACGGGAGTCAGTAGAGTTGATTCTACAAATGTTAATTTATCAACCATTAATAGTCAACCATACCCGCCAATAGATGGGTTCTCATCATATACAAATCAATTTTTATATGGTCAACAAACAATAAAAAGCAATACAACAATTACCTTATTATCAAGCCCGTCATTGGCGAATAAATTGCAAAATTACCCTACAATTATTGACTGTGTATTTAATTTCTCTCTGAGTGCTAATAACGCTAGTTTAACAATTAAATATACAAATAATAATACATCTAATATTTATAGTTATACTCAGGGATTGACTAGTAACGGGCATCATATATTCCCAGTTAAATTTTTGATTCCAGCGGATACATTTTTTGATTATAATTTTTCAATTACTGCAACAATTTCAACGGGTACAGTCTCAACCGGCGTTGATGATTTTTACTCTGTAGAATTTAAGCAAATAAAGGGTAATCTAGTTTAATCGCCTTTTAATTCAATATCATTTTCTAAATCTCTAATTTCTTGTTTTAATATCATTACATCGGCTTGTTTGGTTATTAATTCATCTTTTAATTTTTTCAATATTATTTGTTTTTCATCATTTTCATTTATAGTTTCACATCTCACATAAGACATAAGACCGTCGCATTTATGACATTTAATAGTTATTTGTTTATATTTCCAACACTTGCAAGTACAATTCATATAATATATATTATTATATTATATTAATTTTAACAATAATTTACAAATATTGTTGCAGTTCTATCTTTTGAGCTCTTCAATCTGATATAATTTGGACAAGCCTGTAAGTTAAACCCTACATCTCCAGCAGCCGATAAAGTATAAGTATATTGTGAATCATAATATGTGACATTATCATTGCTAAATTGCACGGTCAATAATGAATCACCATTTAGCGAACCCATGAACGTAATATTTTTTACATTTTTATTTGATAAATCAACGGCTAAACTTACACCATCTGCCCCAGTAGCCGAACCAGACCAAAGCACACCAGAACCCCGACTATTAACAACATTATAAATATTTGTTAAATCTGCATTTGTTACTGGATATGAACCTGGAAAATTATTAACATCAACATTTCCCTTAACAGCAACAGAAGAACCATTTAGAGGACCTACAATGGTGACATCACTAGATCCGCCACTGGTGGAAGTTGATTTGTATAACACTGTAAATGCAAGAGATGTTGCATCAGTTCCAGAGTCATTTAATATTTGAAAATAAATGTATCTAGATGATAAATTAGCAGAATAAACAGTTAGATTTCCAACATCTGTATAATTGACTGTTGTTGTTATTATATTTTTATTATCATTAGATTGATTAATATTTATTTTGCATAAATTGCTAGATGTAATGTTAAATGTAAATGAAGAGTAATTTAAAACATCATCAGTCTTACCATTGTAAAAACAATTGTTTTTAAGAGCCGTAAATGTTTGATTGTTTATTGATTCCATATATATATATATATTATATTATTAAAAAAAAATATTTATTAATAATATATGGATTTTAAAACGATTTCAAAATTAGAGTATTTAGATTATATAAAAAATAGGAAAAATTTAGATAAAAATTATTCAAAATCCGTTATAGACAAATATACAGAAGAAAAACCAAAGATAGAAGACAAAGAAAAACATCATTTGGAAGTTAGACGAAATCTCTCAAAAAAGTATTATGAAAGAGATAAAGAAATTATAAAAGAAAAAAGAAAGACGGAATATCAGAAGAAAAAAGATAACAGACAAAAAGAAGAAGAAGAAAAAAACAAATTAAAAAGTGAAGAAGAAGCGCAAAAGCAAGAATTACAAGAAGAAAAAGAAGAAGAGCAACCAATAGAGCAACCAAAACCAAGAAGACATCCTTTATTAGATTATTTAATATTTTAAATTAATTTAAAATAAGATTTACCCATATATTTTTTGAAATGATTAAATAGAAATTCAGATGGTAATGTTTCAGGTTCATTAAATCCAAAATTAGGATGAGAAAATATAAATTGAATAGTTGCATAAAGTGATCCAGCTACTTGAACTGTTGTCGGAGTTGCAAATTTATAACCTAATTTTTTAACATTATCAACATTACAAACAGAACCAGCCCAATATTTATGTCCATCTTCAAAAGTTAATAAAGCACCAATAGAATCAAAACCATCCATAATATCATCAAGTTGTAATACATAATCATTTTTTAAAGGAATGTAATTATTTTTTTTAAATTTTTTTAAACTATCAATAGCGATATCACAAGGTCTATAAATATAATAAATAGTTGGAGCATTTCCATTATATTCAAAAAATCGGCTCATACTAAATATTTCAGCGTGAGGAATTAGATAACCTTCATATTTAAAAGGTTTTCCCTTATCATCTAATGTAATACTTTCATCCATTAAATCCATACCACGAACCGGTAAAAATCTAATATGTGTATTTTTGAGCCCATCAGTTGGTTCAATTAAATTATTATATTTCATTTTATCTTCATTGCTAACCGACATCATAACATAATCGGCAGCTTCACTTTGAAAACCCTTACTTGACCAAGAATTATAAAAAGTATCTTTATCTTTTTTTTTAATATTTGATTTTTGAGAATCAAATTCAACAATATGAACAGATTTTAAACCTAAATCAAAAGCCAATTTTGCATAATTACCATTTATTAATTTTTTATTTCTCAATTGACCATATTTTTTTAATCCTAATTTTGCGTATTCATTAATAGCCCCAGGATTAAAACCCATATTTACAACTCTTGTCTTTTTTGTATTTTTTAAAAGATTATCAACCATTAATTCACGATGATATAAAGTATTATGTTTAAAGTCATCATAATTATTACTTAATTTATTACTTCTAGTCGGATCATGGAACTCTTCCCAATTTTCAACAGATGTATTGATGTAATAAGATCCTTTATCTTTACAAAACTTTAAAATCATAATTGAATCAACTTCAACAGATAAATCAATAACTAATGTTTTTTCATCGATATCTTTTAATAATGTTTTAAAATTATTATTTGTAATTGCTTTTTTAATATGTACAAACTTACGACCTTCTAATAATTGAGGATGTAATATATCTCTTGGTTCGATAATAACTAATGGAATATTTATATATTTATTATTATCTAAATTAAATGTTTCTATCAATGCATGAGCGACGGCTCCGAACCCAATAAAATAAAATTTATCAATCATATATAATATAAAATTATAAAATTTATTTATAAACTAATTATATATAAATATGAGTAACTTACTGACAGATAACATTTATTTTGATTGTCAAACTTACAACAACACATCATCAAATATTTTAGCACAATCAGACGATGATTTATCTTTTGATATTTTATCAAAAACACAAGATTATAATGTATGTATTACAAAGGCTCAAATTCCTTTAGACTCAATCCCTCTAACTAAAAGTAACATTCCATTAAAACAATATCAAGTAACAATGTCTCAAGGTGGATTTACAGAATCGGCATATGTTAGACAATATAATGCATCACAAGATAATTTTTTATATGTAGCAAATGATGCAAATCAAAATGTAACAACGTACAAATATACATCAACAACAGTTACATCTCAAGGAACGGCAGATTTATCATCAATCGTATCGACAATATTTAATATTGCTTATGATGACTATTTAAATATTTATGTAATTGGAAATAATGATGGTTCTAATGTTCCAAAATCATTATTTATTATTGATTCTAACAATCAATTAATAACTCAAATGGATTTTACATTTATAAAAGCATTTTTCATTGATAGAGGTCAAAATGTTTATATCGGTGATGATGCTGAAGCTGGTTCAATTGTCTATATATATTCAAATATAAATGGTTTAAATGCCGTTTCATTGACTGAAGTTGCACAATTAACAACAGATTTTGCAGGTGATATATTACATAATTTAAATAGTGTGTGTGCGGATACATTATATGTTATAGTTTTTCATGATTCTAACATAGCCACTTTTTATAATCCAAGTACATATGTCGCCATTTCAGATGTTACATTGACAGGGGTAACAGGAGCAGTTAAAGCCTCTAATATGATGCAAGATGACGGAACATTTATAATTTCAGATGACCAAAACATCACAGATACTCTTTTTGGTTTGGCACCAGATGGATCATCATTTAATTATTTTGATATTACTGATAATAACACCGAACTTTTAGATATATATGCATTTCAATCTAAATTCGTTGTAATCGGACAATATGCATTTATGCTTTATGGTAATAATACATATGTCGTAGATTATCCAGTATCTGATCCCCCTCCAACACCTGGTGTAGTAAATTCTGTAACAGCGATGAAACATCTTGGAGCAAATAAAAATACATTATATGGTTCTAATGCTAATAATATGTATGTATGGAATCAAGACTCAACAGTAGATAATAAATGGTATGCTAACTTTGAAACTTTTTCAACAGATGGTACAGCTTCAGGAACTCAATTCATTGATTTTGATTTCAATTATTCAAATAATAAATTATATGGAGTATCAAGTGATAATAAATTATATGTCTCAAATAATCAAGTTAAACCCTGTGAAATTTATGCAGTAAATGATGATTTTGCAACTGTTAGTCGTTATGGTTATGATGTTAATCAAACTGGTGGTGTCCCTCAATTCACTACAATTGACACATTTGATATTCCAGGTGTAAGAAAGATAAAAAGACATGGTGCACATTATTACACATTAGAAGAAGATACATTAGGTAATGTAACAATAAAAAAAAGAAGTACATCAGATATTACAAATGTTGTTTTAACAATTACATTACCTCAATATCCCCCAGCCTTTGATGTTGAAACACCACACATATATGTTGGTTATAATAGTACAGTTGAAATATATGATACCACAACTGGAAATTTATTAGGTACATACACATCAGCTAATTCACCAGTTTCAGTTATTAATGCTTTACAAAATGATGGAGGATCGGCAACATTAGCATTAATGTTTAGTACTGGATTAATTGAGTTTGTAAATGTAAGCGTACCAGCAACACCAACGACTATTTCTACAATTAATGATTTTGAAGGTACAGGATTTGATATGTGTAATAATCCTAATGACTTGTCAACAGCCGGTTTAGATTCATTAATTTTATCTTATGCAAACGGTGTTGATTCTGGTGCCTTAGTACTTATTAAAATGAATGCATCATTTTCTGGGATAGAAACTCAAACACCAATTTATACTAATGCAACTCATGTTGTTAATAAAGTTAGATGTAATTCAACTCTAGGTCAGTTAGTTTGTATTTTAGATGACGACACAACATTCATATTATTTCAAGCCCAAAGTTATATAAATACACCATATACGCTTCCAAATTTAGCTATAGAAAGTATGTTTGTTCCAAGTAATTTATCTCATACAATCTTTTTTACTGAAATACCTATTGCATCATCTCAAACAATAAAATCAATTTCAGTTTCGAAAAGTAACCCACACACTTTATACGCACTTGATGCTACATCTGGTTCAATATATAGTGGTTCTTATGCAACCGGTGAAACTGTATCATTTAGCTCTGCTGGATATACAGGTGTATATGACATTATTTCAAATACTCCATCGACTTCTGAGGTTAGTGATTCAACATTAAGATTATTTTCATTGTCTAATCAAGAACAAATTCAAACAGTTACTATTTTAGGTAACAGCGTAAAATCAATTGCAAGAAATGATAATAATAGTGAATATTTAGTCCCCGTTAAAAATTCAAATAATGTTAATTCTTATAATTCAACAAATCTAACATATAATTATGGATTTGGTGTAACTACGCCAGTGTTTATATTTGCTAAATTTGGAGAGGATATATCGGCTGGACCATTTGATATTTATTATATGCAAGTTTTAATTGATGCTATTAATGAAGCCTTATTGAGATGTTCAACAAGATTACAAGCCAAAGGAGCAATAATAAATCCAGCTTTGCAAGTTATTTCATTAGATTATTTATCTCAATTATTAACTCTGACGTATGATCCTAAATTTGCAGTATCTCCGGCATTTATAAGATTTAATCCTCAATTATTAACAATTTGTAATTTTATAAATAGTGGCGGTAATCTTATTTTAAGCCCTTCTGGTTCAGTAACACAAAATCAAAAATCCATTTTTAGATTTAATTCACTTACTGGAGGTAAAATTAAATTTGCAACTACAACATTATTCGTAAATGGTAATTATTACGGAAAAGTAACAAGACAACAAACACAACTCACATCATCAAATAGAATAATTACAGATTTAGATGTACCCACTGATTCATTTATAGATAACATTGGACAAATTCTATATTATCAACCCAATGGAACTTTACGACCATATACAATGTATTCTAATTTGCCATTACGAAAAGTTACTTTACAAGTTGTTTATGAATATAGAGATTTACAGGATGAATATAGTTTGTATTTATTGCCTGATCAAAATTTTACAGTTAAATTAAATTTTATCAAAAAATATTAATAAATATAAAATAAATATAAAAATAAAATTATAAATAACATATTTTTTTTATTTCTTTCTTTATAATATATATAAAATGTCAGATGTTGAAAAAGTCACAGTAAGCGATTCCAGAATAAACACTGGAGCCGAAGTATTCAAAATCCCAGTAAGTGGTCGTCAAGTCCAATATTTACAAGTTCCATTCGACAATCAACCAGCAGGTGGATATGGTTCTACAATTCAAATTTCATCTCTTAATATCCCAAATTCTGATAATACTTGTGTTTCTCGTATTATGAAGGTGGCTTATGAAGTCACTCTAACAATGCCAGATACTACTGGTGGTCTTCTGAAATTCCCTGTAAAAGTTGCAGATGCTCTCGCTAATCAACCAACATGTATTTTGAGACAGTTTCCACTTAATTCAGTTTGTGAAGTTATCAATCTTGGTCTCAATTCTAATATTACAACCACACAACCTCGTTATTTCCTCTCTATGTTATCTCGTTATATGGATGCTAATTTAGTAAAAAAACTTCAATGCCCCACTATGCCTGATTATAATGTAAATGCGACTCCTGAAGATAATGTAGCAGTTTCATCCCCATTTGCATTTTATTGCAAATGCGTCAAAGATGGACTACTTTCTAGAGCATCGCATTTATGCGCAGTAAATAGCGTCGGAGGTGTCACAACTGTCGTATGGAATATTTCTGAACCAATTTTAATCAGTCCTCTATCTGTAAATGATGAGCAAGAATTCTTTTATAATCTCAATACTCTATCTGTAAATCTTAATATTGCAAATTATAAAGATATGCTTTTAATTAATGCAAATTTAACTCAAGCACAATTAGACAGCATTACAATCGCTGTAAGATCGGCACAACTAGAATTAGCATATATTACTGTTGATCAAAATGTTGTAAAAATCCCCCCTCAAGTCAATTACGATTACGCATCATATCAACCTAATCCATATGTAACCAACAAAGCAGTAACTGTCACAGGTGATCTTGACATTACATCCCAATCATTACAATTTAATGCTCTACCTAGCCGTATTTTTGCTTGCGTTAGAAAACAACTTCAATATAGAACTCCGGCATTAAATATTGCAGGTGTTCTTCAAGCTAACGACGATGTAGCACTTTCTATTCTTCCAATCAGTGGAGACTGGAAACAACAAGGACGTCTTCAAGTAAATATCGGAACTAAAGGAACAGCATTTACAAATATGGATTCTATGCAAATTTATGAAATGTGCAAACGTAATGGTTACAATTCCTCATTTTATGATTTCGCTCTTGGTTCTGGTTCTTGGATTGCATTCTCTCCAACAAAAGATATTGGTCTCGATCCAACAACCGACACAGTCGTTGGTGAAGATGGTAAAGTTAATTTTCAAATGAAAATCGTAGTGTCGGCGGCAAACATTAATGCAGCCAGCTCAAATAATGTTCAATGGATAGCTGACTTTGCAGCCAATTATGAATTATACATTATGCCTGAATATGCAGGTGTATGTTCTATCCAACATAGAGGCATGACACAATATCTTCTCGGAGATGTTACCCCCGCTGATGTTACATCTGCTCTTAAAGTAGCTCCAATCCCTGAAAACTCTCTCCCTCAACATCTTCAAGGATCTGGATTATTTAACGGAAAACTTGGTAATCTTGTCAAAAAGGGATTAGGTAAAGTAGCCGAACATCTTGCATCTGAAGAAGGTCAAAAATTAATAGGTAAAGCTGTCGGTATGGGAGCATCTCGTTTAGCAAAACGACTTTAAATTTGTTAATTAAAATAAAATTAAATTAAAATTATAATTTAATTTTATAAATATATAGTATATATAAATATGTCTGAAATTGAAAATCAAAACGAAAACGAATTCTCTTTAGATTTTTTATTAAATTTAAAAAATGATTTACTTGATACTCTTCAATATGTAGATAAAGAAATAAAAAGAATAAAAAATAATACAGATCCAGATAGTACAGATTCAGATAGTTCAGATGATACAGATAGTTCAGATGATACATATACTGTTCATGAATCAGATAGTTCAGATAAAGATTAATCAAAGTAAATTATAAATTCTTTATTATCATTTTGTTTTATTTTTTTATTATTTATTTTATCATTTTGTTTTTTATTAATTTTTTCATCATTTTTATTTTTAACATTTTTAATATCATCATTTTTCTTAGACATCTATATATATATATAATAGACAATAATATATATATAACAGACTAAACATATAAAAGACAATAATATATATATTATAATAACATACAATATAATATATATATAGTAAAATAATATATATCGATATATATTTTATATGAATTATATATATAAATTGTCTATTATACTGTTATTTATAAGTCCGTTATACTATAAGACATATAATATATATCTAACAGACAATAAAAATATATAATAGATATTTATATTATATATTATTTACTTACATTTTTTACATATATCTGTTTTAGTTGGTTTTCTTTTCTTAAACACTTTATCACATTTAACACAAACATATTCGTTGTCTTCTAATATCCAATCATCCTTTAAATAACCGTGATATTTAGTTTTCTTAGATGCTGGTATTAATTCTAATTCATCTGGCTCATTCTCATCTGATATTCTTGTTAATGCTAAATTCTCATCATTAGGCACAATCCGTAGTTCTGGTAATTTTTGGGGATTCTTGTTTTTATGTTTCATATAATATATATTTATATAATATATTTAATATCATATAATTATTTAAAATAATGAAGCGATAGAAGCCCCCATCTCAAAACCTTTCTTTAAACCCCCCCATGCTGAATCATCATTGTTGTTCTCTTGGGCTTGCTGTTCTCTCATTTGTTCTTCTTCTTCATCTCTTGCTCTATTTATTTCATCTCTCCATTTTCTATCTGCATAATCATAACCAGCAGACCATATCCTTTTATTATCTTGTATTTGTTCAGAGACTTTTAGTTTATTTGCTTCCATAAATTGTTTTGATAAAAATTCAATAGGAACTAATATATTAGATTCTTTAGCATCATTTAATATATTAATAAATTCATCGTCATCTTTTGGATCTATGTAAAATTGAACATTGTCATCTGGTGAAGAAGATGCAAAAACAATTCTTAAAGGTTTTCCTTTTATTATTTGTCTTTGTCCTTTACCGTATCCTTTCTTTTCATTTACTTTTGTAATTTCAGATTCATATTTATTATAAAATTGTGAATCTGTAAAATCTGCTCTATTTCTATAATTTAAAACTTCATTTGGATTTGCTGAATATACATTTGGATGTTGTGCTAATGTCCATGGAATCCCGGCATCCATCATCTTTTGAAGTAATACAGGATCCACTTTTGGATATAGACCATCTGTTTTAACTTTTTCTGAATATTGCTCCTGTTGCTGTGCTAGCCTTTGTGTTAATTCACTTTCTGCATCTGGTGTGTAATCAGTTGGAAGTGTTGGTGCTTTAACATACATATTTCTTTGTTGTAAGTATTCATCTTTCTCTGGATCTATTGCTTGAATATCTAAATCTCCACCTTTAAAGTATCGTCTCGTAGATCTTGAAACCATTATATACTATATATTAAGATTATTATTTGTTCAATCTTGAATTTTTACATATTGCTCACCAATATTAGATGAATGTAACAAAACATCGTTATGAAACTTCTTTTTATCATTTATAGATTTGAGAGTTGAATAATAATTAGTAATTATAATGCTTCTTACTAAATCTATTGATATTGGTTTTTTAAGGACATCAACCATTGCTCGTTTAATTAAATTTAAAAATGGCGTTTTATCATATGGTTGATTTTTATCATTTGTAAATAAATAATCTCCATTATTTTTTTTAAATAATTCACAATAAATAGATATATAATCTGTCAAATTTTTTGATATATTAAATTTTTTTTTATTTCCATATGTTGTTTCTGTTTTATATTTATTTAGAATTATATTTTTAGGTTCATATTTATCTCCAAAAGAAATATAATTGAAATCTAAATTCATATTTTTAACTTTATTAACTGAAATTAATTTCATAATATTTAAATCATTTCTAGGAACTAAATTATCAGTATTTTTAAAATAAAATGATACTATTAAACGATTTGTTAATTTATCAGGATCTATTTGTCCGTCATTATCATATATATCATATTCATCAATTAATTTATTTATTGTATTTAAACTTAAAAAGTTCTTTTTATCTTCTCCATTTAATTTATTATCACCTCTATCATTATTTTCTTTTTCTTTCTCGTCTGACATAATACCATGATAATTTTTAATAATATCATTTGATATCTTAAAATGTTTTAATAATAATACAATTGGTGTCATATAATCTTTTAAATTCTTAAATTTAGATTCTTTTAATTTAGTAATAACATTATTATAATCTTCAAAAAATTTAATATTAAATTCTTTTTTATCTAATAATTTTAATGTTTTATTTATTTTAGAAACATAATTTTTTATTGTAATATCTGAGTATTTATTTCCTTTTGGTGTTTTCATATTTGAAAAAATATCAGTTAATGTTTTTTTATAATTTAGTTTCTCTTTCTCTTTTTGTTCTTTAATTTTAGATCGATATAATCTTTTTTTCTCTCTTTCTAATAATAAATATTCTGGATTATTTTGTTTCATTCTTTCTCTGTATTCTTTTTGAATTTGAGCTTGTGTTTTAGACATTCTTATATATAATAAAAATAGATATTATATATAATTTATTTATTGTAAAATTTAACAATATCAGTATCTAATGACAATAAAGTTAATAACACAACAATATTATCACAATTTAAAAATGGAACTGATGATTGGACTAGTAACCGTTTATATTGTTCATTAGTCATATGTCTTAATTTAATTCTCAGAATAGCATGACGTCCGCAATCTTGAACAACTGCTTGTTTGGATTGATAATCAAAATTATTTTGAATTAATTTATATTTTGATTTTGATATTAATTGTGTTAAATATCTTGGTAACGGTTTATCAAAAGGTACTAAATTATCATCTATTGGTGCATCTACTGCGAAACCATAAGGATCTGAGAAGTTCAAATTATTATTATCATCTTTAAAAATGGATACATAATGTCCCTCATATCTCGTGACTTGATAAATTAAAACTGCATAACCTTTAACACCTAATACATCATCAATACTTTTATATTTAGATAAATCAGAATATAAAATAGGTGCTACATCTAAAGTTTTTAATATATGTTCTCCCGTTAATGGTTTTCCTTTGTAAAAATTAACTAATGATTCAATTGACATTATATTATATGTTTAGATTTTAAAATGTAATTTACCATTTTTAATTTTTCCTTTTTTCATTTGTTTAATAATATATTTAATTGTCATATGCATTGATTTAGGATGTTTCTTATTATGTACACTTGCCATTCCGAGAATAATAGCATGAGTTTCAGGATCTTGTGAAATAGTTGATAATACATTTTTATGTTTTTTCATCATTTTATTAAAATCTAAGCCAGCAGAACCACTGGTAAGTGTAGTTTTTAACGGTGCAAATCTTGGATCTATATTCGATGGTTCTAATTTAAAATCATATAATCTGGTTGTATCAGCTGGATTTAATGGTTGTGGCATGATTAATAGTCCTTCAAATTCTTCCTTAAATGGTGTTGGATAATCTGAGGGATCTAGCTCTGTTTTCGGTGGTGGTGGCGGTGGCGCCTTTGCTTTTAATGCTTTTAACTTATCTGTTTCTGATTGTCGTATAGCACGTATTTTCGCAACCGCTTCTCTTTGGGTTGGAAATTTCTTAAATGATTTATCAAAATTAGCAATTAATTTCTTTAAATCTGGTAAAGACATTTTATTTACTTCAAAATCGTCAGGTATATTAACTCCAGGGATAGTAGTGGGAGTTCCAGTTCCAGTTCCAGTTCCAGTTCCAGTTCCAGTTCCAGTTCCAGTTCCAGTTCCAGTTCCAGTTCCAGTTCCAGTT